ATCGCACCGCTGAGCCAGTATCAGCAGATCTTGTCGATGGCCGTCGAAAGCCGGTCATCGAGCTACGTTGACCTCGTCAGCAACAACAACGCGCTGCTCGCAGTCCTGCGGCGCAAAGGTTTGTGGCAGGCCTACAGCGGCCCCCGCATTCGCCAGACGCTGCAGATCGGCAAGCAAGTCGCGCAGTGGTACTCGGGCTACGATCAGCTCTTGAACCCGGCGATCGATCTGTTCAACGACGCCTATTTTGATCCCAAGATGGTCGTTGTGCCGGTGATCCTGTCGATGCAGGAGATCCTAAACAACGAGGGCGAGCAGCAGTTGATGGACGTCTATGACGCCTATCTGGCCGCTGCCGAGCGTGCTCTCGAGGACGTTATGGACGCCGGCCTGTTCGGCGACGGCACGGCGAACGGCGGCAAGCAGATTACCGGCTTGGCGACCGCGGTGCCTGTCATCACCAACACCGGCATCTACGGCGGCATCGATCGTGCCACCGCGACGATCTGGCAGACCAAGACCTACGACGCGCAGTCCATGGCGACGGCGCTCGGCACTCAGGTCAACAAAGACACCATCCGCCCAATGCTCAGCTACATCATGACCAAGCAGTCGCGCGGCAAGGACTACGCCGACCTTCTGCTGATGTCGCCCGAGCACTATGCGGCTTACGACGCAGCCACGGTGGCGGTGCAGCGCATCACCAACGAGAGTTCGTTGGGCAAGCTTGGCTTCTCCTCGCTGGAATACATTGGCGGTGGCAAGCGCGCCGAGATCATTCTCGACGGCGGGTTTGGCTCCAACATGCCGGCGAACACCACGTTCGGATTGAACACCGACAGCCTGCGGCTGCGGTATCACCCGAACCGCAATTTCGATCGGGTGTTCGATGGCGAAGGCCAGATGCCTATTGATAAGGATGCCATCGCTCAGTTCATTGGCTGGATGGGGGAATTAACCCAAACAAATCCGATGCTTAACTGGCGCTTCTACGACAGCAACCCGGCGGCTTAACCGGACGCCGGTACCCGCCGTCTCTTTTTCCGCTTCCCTGTGGGGGAGGCGGCGGGGCCTACCCATTCCCTCAGACGGAGAAACCTATGCCGACGCGCGACCCAGACGAAGCCGTTGTGGCGTTGTTCAAGCACCACGCGATCAAGAACGAGGCTGCATCAGCCGCCGCGGGCCGACCGATGTTCGATGACATCGAGATCTGCGAGATCCGCTTCCCCGGCTCGCGCAACCTGTCGGTATTCCCGGCCACGGCATTCTCGCACTGGGCCAGCGACCCCGAGACGGGCGAACAGACAGCCATCACTTACGCCGAGCGGTTTCGCCGGCAGTACCAGCAATTCAAGGGCCAGCACGCGCAGACCAAGCAGGGCACGCCGCTGATGCATGTGCCGTTCCTGACCGAGGCGCGCCGCGCTGAACTGCGGGCGCTCAACATCTACACGCTCGAGCAGCTCGCCGGCATCGACGGCATCGAGCTAAAGAACCTTGGCGGCGGTGGCCGCGATCTCAAGAACAAGGCCATGGAGTACATGGCTGAGAGCCGCGACAACGCATCGAACACGATGCTGGCAGCGGAGCTGGAGGCGCTGCGGGCGCGCAACGCAATTCTCGAGGAAGACGCCAAGCTCGCGCAGGCTAAGCGCGAGGAGGCGACACCCGGCGGCGCCGCGGAGTTCGATGACATGTCGATCGAGCAGCTCAGGGAGTTTATCACCACCAATTCGGGCCACGCGCCGCACGGCTCGATCGGTCGCAAGACGCTGATACGAATGGCGAGTGACGTCCAGCAAAAGGTCTAGGCCATGTCGCTTTTGACGGTGGTGCGCGACGTCTGCGCGAGTGTCGGCGTGACACTGCCGCAGAGCGTGTTTTCCGGCATCACCGGCAATCGCACCATGCAGGAGATGCTGTCGCTCGCCAACGAGATGGCGCAGCGCATTGCTTACGACACGCGCGACTGGCGCACGCTGCACACCTACGTCGTGATCACCGGCGACGGCGTCCGTGAGGACCATCCGCTGCCAGAGAATTTCAAGCGCATGACGCTGACCTCGAACGTGTGGCGCAACAGCACGCCGAGCGTGCCGCTGACGTACATTTCCAACCCCGAGGACTGGCTGCACCGCCGCATGCGGAATTACTCCAACACCGGCGGCGAGTGGATCATTCTCAACAATGCCATCGCGGTGCTGCCGATCCTGGCGGCTGGCGACAACATCCGGTTTTCGTGCCTCGACAAGAACTGCGTGAGGCTGGCGTCGGGCGGCTACGGCGAGGAGTTTGTGTCCGACCTCGACAGGTACCGGCTCGATGAGCGGCTGCTCAAGCTGGGCATGATCTGGCAGTGGAAGGCCAGCCACGGCTCGCCCTACGCGGAGGACATGGGCACCTACAGCGATGCCTTAACGAACGCGATGGGGCGCGATGCGCCATCGCCGATCATTGTCGGTAGGCGGTACCCAGCGGAGGTGCCGTAGTGCCGACCATTGGCGGGCAACCGTCCTCAGACATTGCGGCGTTCAACATATCCCTGCAGGGGCCGCCGGGCGCCGTGGGTCCGCCGGGGCCGGCAGGACCGCAGGGGCCGCAGGGCGTTGATGGTCCCCCAGGCACTGATGGCACTGATGGCCTGTCCGGCCCGCCGGGGTCGCAGGGGCCTCCCGGCACTCCTGGCCCGCAGGGTCCGAAGGGCGACACTGGCACGCAGGGCCAGCAGGGTCTGCCGGGCGCCGTGGGGCCTCCAGGGCCAGAGGGGCCAGAGGGGCCGCAGGGCGAACCCGGCGAGAACGGCGGCATTGCCGAGGCGCCGATCGACGGCGTGGCCTACGCACGCAAGGACGCGGGCTGGGTGGCGGGCGGCACGGGCGGCGGCGAGGTGGGGCCGGCAGGCCCGCCAGGGCCGCAGGGTGAGCCTGGGCCGATAGGGCCGGAAGGGCCAGAGGGCGATCCCGGCCCGCAAGGCCCGCAAGGCTTGCAAGGCCCACAAGGTCTGAAGGGCGACACCGGCACCGCCGGCGCCACCGGCTCGCCGGGCACCCCAGGTGCGACTGGGCCTGAAGGCCCAATAGGTCCGCAGGGTCCAAAGGGTGACACCGGCACCGCCGGCACTCCAGGCACTCCTGGCGCGACGGGGCCTGAAGGACCGCAAGGTGACCCCGGCACAGCGGGCGCTGCAGGCGCGCAGGGGCCGCAAGGCATTCAAGGCATTCCCGGTCCCGAGGGTCCAGAGGGGCCAGAGGGTCCGAAGGGCGACACCGGCGACACCGGGCCGCAAGGCCCGCAGGGCATCCCCGGCACTAGCGGGGGCGGCATCGCCGAGGCGCCGATCGATGGCGTGGCTTATGCGCGCAAGGACGCAGCGTGGGTGCCAGAGGTAGGGGGCGGCGGCGGTGGTGGTGGCGCTGCGTCGGACATCACGTTCACGCCGGCGGGCAATATTGCTGCGACCAACGTGCAGGCTGCCATTGCCGAGCTGGACAACGAGAAGCTCTCGCTGACCGGCGGCACGCTGACGGAAAAGCTGATCATCGACACCTACGATGATTTCAACAGGGACTCGCTGATACTGACCGGCTACTACCCCGGTCTTGTATTTGACAGTGGCGCCGGCGGCGGCAACCCCATCCTCGCAAAGGTCGGTGGCTTAAATCGTTGGAAGATACAGCTCGGCGATGCCACCCTAGAAACTGGCGGCAATGCCGGATCAAATTTTAGGATTTTCAATTACAACGACGCGGGAGAAGACAACACTACCCCTGCAGTTGTTATCAGTCGCGCCACCGGCTTGATGTCGGTTTTGGGCGACCCGACCGCTCCGCTCGGTGTTGCGACCAAGTCTTACGTTGACACCGCGATCGGCGCCGATACCGGCGAAGTCATTACTTTGATCGCTGGAATGACCGGCGCATTTTCTTTTGGCTTTGGTGACAGCGGCAGAATGATCCAAAGCTTTATTGCTGACGGCAAGTCGCTTGGAAAAATAGCGGCTTGGGTTGCGATAAGCGGCGCACCCACTGATGGCGCGACAATCACGATCTCTACAGTGGATGTTAACGAGCGACCCGCTACGTTGCTCGCCACATCGAGCGCCGTTCCCGCATCGTCAATAACCACCACTCCAGCGCTGTTCGAGTTTAATTTCGCGCCGCCGGTCGCGCTTACAAAGGGCACAAAATACGTTTTTGAAATGAGCCGCACGGGCGCCATCAATGCAACCGATAGGTACACCGTTGCAATAAGCAGCAGCCCGCCATACGGCAACGGCAAATGGCAGTTCCTCAGCGGCGTCACATGGGGTGACTTTGGTGGGTCTTACGACATTGTTTCTGTCATCACTTACCCACCGCCGGGCATCCCCGAGGCACCGATCGACGGTGTAGCCTACGCCCGCAAGAACGCGACCTGGGTGCCAGAACTCAGCGGCGGCGGTGGCGGCTCGTCCGATTGGGCCGACATCACCAACAAGCCGGCGACGTTCCCCCCTACGGTGCCGATTGCTTGGGCTGACATCAGCGGCGAGCCGGCGACGTACCCGCCAGAGGCGCACGTCCACGGCATCAGCGACGTCACAGACCTAGGCACCTCGCTGGCCAGCAAACTGGACGTGACCGGCGACACCATGTCGGGGCCGCTCGTCCTGCAAACAGACGGCACGGCGGCTGCCACCTCACTCAATTTCGGCGCTCCTGGTGTCGGCATATTCGGCAACTTGGCGGCGATGGCATTTTCGGTCGGCGGCGTGGCCCAGATGGCCATCAGCTCGCTTTCGATCCAGACGGCGCTGCCGGTCACACTGCCGGGCGCTCCCTCGAGCGATCTGCAGGCTGCCACCAAAAAGTACGTCGATGACACTGTCGCGGCAGGAGGCGGCAGTGGCTCGTCCGACTGGGCCGACATCACCAACAAGCCTGCGACGTTCCCGCCATCGACGCACGCTCACGCGATCGCCGACGTCACCGATCTGCAGACCACGCTCGACGCAAAGGCGCCGTCCTCGCATGTCGGCACTGGCGGCACGGCACACGCCAACGTCGTCGCCGCGGGTGCCGCCGGTTTTATGACCGGGGCTGACAAGACCAAATTGGACGGGGTTGCAGCAGGCGCGACCAACTACACGCACCCGGCGGGCGACGGCAATCTGCATGTGCCGGCAACCAGCACCACCAACAACGGCAGGGTGCTGACGGCAGGGGCTACTGCCGGCAGCCTGTCGTGGACGACGCCGGCCACAGTCACGCCGGCGGCACTCACAAAAACGGACGACACCAACGTCACGCTGACACTTGGCGGCACGCCGAGCACGGCGCTGCTGCAGGCAGCGTCTATCACCGCTGGATGGTCAGGCACGCTGGCGATCGCGCGCGGTGGCAACGGTACTGCGACGGGGATCTCGGCG